CATCTTCAAATGTAGGTTGATGATCTCCTATTAAATCAGGTGTTATATATAACTTTGCTCGTCTTATTTCCCTTCCTTCATCCTCTTCTGCCTGTATAAATTCAACTGGAACCTTTATATC